GGCTATTGCGGTAACGGCGACTACGATCGTCGCGGCCCACAGCAGGAAGTCGTCGATCTGCGGCGTGTCCACTCTCTAGCTCCTGGGTAACTGGAAGGGGTGCCCCGTCGCAGCAGGGGTGTTTGGCTTTGCACGCTGGGCAGAGCCAGCGGGTCTGTGTGGGCTCGAACTCGTGATCGCAGTAGTCGCAGGTCATGGGCGCCCCCGTTCTCAACGCAGCGGTTAGCGATCTCGGGGCAGCAATTGGCAAGTTATGGACGCCATGCGTCGGGCGGGGCGTCGTCGCAGGGCCACGGTTTCTGGCAGGCGAGGCAGTAGACCCATCGGTCGGGCGGTAGCTCTAGGACGAGGCTAGGCCGATGCGTCGAGGGTAAGTTGCTCATCCTCGGGCTCCTGCGCGGCGACCCGGTCTAGGCGGGCCTGGATCAGCGGGAGGTAATCGGCCTCCCGCTCAATGGCGACGACGCGGAAGCCCTCCAGCAACGCGGCCTCAACGGTGGTGCCGCTGCCCGCGAAGGGCTCAAGGATGACGCCGTCGGGTGGGGTGACGAGGCGGCACAGCCACCGCATAAGGGTCAGGGGCTTGACGGTGGGGTGTGCGGTGCCGTCCACCTTGGGGCGCTCGCGGGCGGGGGCTTTGGCGACGTAGAAGAACCGGGACGCGCCACCGCTGTCGTTGTGACCCATGACCGCCGTGTCCTGTACAGCAAACGCGCCCAGCACGCCCATCGGCTTGCCGCATCGCTGCCCTACGCGGGCGCTGGATGAGCTGACCCCGCTTTGCCGGTCGAGCTCGGCGGCCTGGTCCTCGTCCAGCACCACGTTCGCAGGCCAACGGCCCGCGTTGAGCGGCACGACGTCGTGGCCCGTAGTCCAGCCCGCCGACGTCTTTGTGGATTCCTGAGAGGACCGCTTAGTGGCCCCCTCGGTACCGATGCGGCAGGCGTTGATGTTGAGTGCCCCGGTGCCGTGCTCTAGGACGTTCGCCGCGACCGTGCCCACAAGGGTCTTCCTGGCGACGACGATGGGCTCGTGGGCGGGCTTGAGTGCCGTCCCCCAACCCGACCATTTACGGGCCGCGTCCGTAGCGGGCGCGGTTACGGTCGCTCCCTTTTCCCCGTCTGACCAGCCGCCGTCGTACTCGGTGCCTGCGGGCTTCTGGCGCGGAGGGTTACGGGCCAGCCAAGCGGAGTCCAGCCCGACTACCTGGCGCTCGGCTCCGGCGGCCTTGTCAATCGCCTTGGACACGTCCAGCGACTTAGGGAACCCCGAGCCGTACATCCACGCGATGCTGTCGCGGACCTCGAAGCCGGCGTCCTCGATGGCGCAGGCGAGGCGGTGCCAGGTGCGGGTCCCGCCGAAGGCGAGGAGGTGCCCACCGGGCTTGAGGACCCGCAGACACTCAGCGGCCCACAGCTCGCACCAGGCTTGGAAGGCGGCCATCTCGGCTGCGTAGTTGCCGCCGTAGGAGGCTCCGCCGTACTCGGCTCGGGCGCGCTTGAATGGCGTGGCCGTGTGGTCGCCGTCTGCTCGGGGTCTTGTCGCGGCGCCCTGGGCAGCGGGGTCGTCCCATGCCTTGCCCATGAAGCCGAGCCCGTAGGGCGGGTCTGTGACGACGGCGTCCACCGATGCGTCAGGCAGCTCCCGCAGAACCTCAAGGCAGTCGCCGTTGTAAACGGTGGCGCGGTCGTCGTGGTGCCACGGCTCCATGTGTCTCCCCAAATGGAAACGCCCCCGACAACGTCGAGGGCGTGCGCGAGGTTCCTATTCAGTTATGGGCGTACTAGTCCACCGCCAAGGGTGGCACGGGTCTCCGACACTTCTCATAAGCCGAACTCATGGCCCGCCTATGAGAAGTGTTGGCATTCCTTACGACGGGCCAGCGCTTCCGCTACCTCGCGCCGCGCCTGGTCCTCAGCTCGGCGCCATGCGTCATCGTAGAAACGGGCGATGTCGTCGCGCTCTAGGTGAAGTGGCATGTTCCTAACTCTTACGTTAGGGACTAGGCCACCTGGACTGTGTTGAGCAGCGGGGCGTCCCCAGCGATACGCGCCTCGGCTATCGCGGCGTATTCGGGGTTGAGCTCAACGCCGATAAAGTCTCGCCCGTGGCGTAGGGCCACGACGCCGACCGTGCCGCTACCCGCAAATGGGTCCAAGACGAGGTCGTCAGGGCTCGAGCCTGCTAGCACGCACGGCTCCACGAGGGCTTCCGGCATTACCGCGAAATGGGCACCGCGGAAGGGCTTGGTGGCGATGCTCCACACGCTGCGCCGATTGGTGAAATGGGGGCGTATGTAATTCTTGCCAACGCCTGCCACCTGATTGCCGGACGGCTTCACATTTGCCGCTATGGCTTGATAGCCAGTGAATCCTCCGCGCTTCCCAGCCGACTTGGCTGGATGCCAAATGGCGGTCCTGTCGTAGTGATACTTGGGCGATTTGCTGAAAAGGAACACATACTCGTGCGCCTTAGTGCATCGGTCGGTGACGCTTTCTGGCATGGGGTTGGGCTTGTGCCAGATGATGTCTTGGCGTAGGACCCACTCGTCTGCCTGCAACGCCAGGGCGACGCGCCAAGGGATGCCCATGAGCTGCTTCCCTGGGCCGTAGGAGTCGCCCAGGTTGAGCCAGAGGGTGCCGTCGTCGGCCAAGACGCGGCGCACCTCGCGGAACACGTCCACAATCTGCGCGACGTAATCCTCGGGGGTGGGCTCGAGCCCAATCTGCTCGCCCTGTCCGTAGTCCCGCAGTCCCCAGTAGGGCGGCGACGTGACGCACGTCTGGACGCTGCCATCGGGCAGCTCGGCTAGTCGTGTTCTAACGTCCCCGACGAGGACGCGGGCTGTTGCCATTGTCTCCCCAATGGAAAGGCCCCCGAGGTCATCGGGGGCCGCGCAAGGTTTCCTATTTGGTTATGCGTCTGCGAACTCGGATGCGTACTGGCGCTGACACCGCAGGCACAGGCCAGTCCAGCCGCCGTCAGTCTCGTCGCACTCGGCGCAGATTCGATAAAGGCTCATGTGACACCTCCCCGCCAGACACTTTGGCACAGGGGTCTGACGTTGCGGCGTGTCGGAAAGGTGATTAGTGACAGGGAGCGCTAACCCCTAGATTGCGGACTAGACCCCGAGCGCCGCCTTGAGGTCATCTAGGGACAATCCGACCGACGCAAGTTTGTCGTCAACGGATGGCTCAGGGGCCAGAATCGTCCCGTCATGGGCGGCGACAATCTGCGCTGCGAGTTCTGGCTGCTCAGTCTCAAAGCCAATAGTGCCGTCAGCAAAGTCCACGACCTCGGCAACCTCAATGCCCTGCGCGGCTAGTTCCTGCATGAGTTCTGAGCCGTTGAGATTCTGCGGTTTAGGAAAGTTCTCCACGTTATGCTCCAAGGTAGATTGCCCAGAAATGGCTTAAGCGCGTACCGCTGGCATTGCCATTGACGCTTAGATTTCCGCCACTTGTTTGCTTCCCGTAAACCTCAAGATAGTCGTTTACGGCACAGTCCACGACGAAACTGAAGCCGAGCGGGTAGGTCGCTGAGGGAACGCCGCCCGCTCCCAATCCAGCCGCACTACTCGCCACGGCGGAACCGTTCTTGTAGAAGAGCGTTGTCCGTTCGCCGGTTCCGTTGCTTTGATCCCAGTTCAGCACAGCGCCGACCAGATATTTCCCTGCGTATCCCGTGGGAACGGTAATGCGTGACGTGTTTGTGGATGTGCTGTGGAATCCATTGGTGTCAATGTCCTCAGAGTTCCAAGTTATTGCCGTGAGCGTGTTGTTGGAGAGTGTCTGCGCCGCGGAGTTGTAGACGACAGCGCCAGCGAATGACGCGGCGGCGGCTGCCGCCCATTTGATTCCGTTAGAGGCGGCACTATCGGCCACCAGATACTGACCATTGGTGCCGACCGCGAGGGCCGTGGCAGCGGTGCCGTTAGTGGTGATTAGCGACCCCTTGCCGCTGTTCACAACTAGGGCATTCCCGACCGCCCCGATATCGGAGGGCGTGGGGAAGGGGTGGACGTGGTCTAGGCGCGCCACGTTGGTGGCGGTGCCTGGGGCCGCAGCTGCGGCAAGAGCGGCCGGGTTGCTGGTG